ACAACAAGCGTATCGTAAAATAAACTATCTTCGATCGGATTTTCAATGGAAATTAGCTCATCAGTTATGCAAACAGTATGATTATATTTTTATTGAAGATCTAAACATTGAAGAAATGAAACGTTTGTGGGGAAAGAAAGTTTCTGATCTTAGTCATTCTTCTTTTATTGATAAGCTAATGTATGTTTCTTCAAAATATGAAGTAACTATACACAAGATTGACAAATGGTATCCTTCTTCCAAAACTTGTGAATGTGGCTGCATTAATAAAGGACTGTCGTTACGCGACCGCACGTGGGTATGCCCGGCGTGCGGAGCGGTAAACGACCGTGATGTTCTTGCAGCCCGTAATATACTTCGGAAGGGCATTTCCGAATTGGAGAGTATGGGTAATTCCGGTTGCAGAAATGCAGGGGTTCCATACGTTTGCATCCAAGAATCCCATTTGCTTTAGCTATGGGAGTATGTCAATTGGAAGGAAAGAGCTATTTCAAACGTGTATGCTGACCCGGCCAAGGAAATAGAGAAAGGCGTGCGTGCCGGAGCTGAGGCTGTGAGGAAGTCGGCCTGGGATGCGTTCAGGGCGCAGTGCCCGCACATTGCTTTCCCCTATGGAAAAGAATTTCCGATGTGTGACGATCATGAACAAGATCATCCCATGAGAGACTGCATACTTCAGTGTGAAAAAGGTAGAATATTTAAAAATGTATTAAAATGAGCACCCCACGTGAATTAAGCAGGATAGCTAATAGGATAGCTGGTAAGATGACTGATGATGGATGGGTCAGCCCCGGTAGGAAGAATCTTGTCTCCGATAAGAAGGTTATGGAATTAATAGATTTGATCTTTAATGAAATATGGAGGGAATTAGATGACGGGAAAAGAGTCCATATCAGAAAACAGATGATTTTTAAAAAGATTTTTGTCAGTAGACAAAAAGAGAAATACTACATACAATGCATAGAAAAAAGGGACGCCAAATAGACGTCCCTTTTCTTTTTCTGTAAGTAATTGTTATTTCATTACTGTCCTTACCAACTTAGAAACAGCTTGTGTGATAGTCCACTTGATGTTTGCATTAACATTGATAGTCTGAGGAGTACCGTTTGCATCCAAGTTAATTACCTCCTTGTCTATCTCCAAGAACGGATCACCTGCTGTCTGGGTAATAACCGTATTAGCTGTCTGACCACCAGCGGCCGTCACCTTAAGAGTATTTACCAGATCGTTTACATCAGCGTTTTCCGGAATACCGGAGAATACGATACTGAAAGCAAAGGCTCCTGTTGCACCAGGGTCGTCGGCAATAACAGCGCCGTTGTTGGTAGCATTGCCTGCTGCTTGATAGGAGGCTGGTATTTGCAACGTCAGAGGATGAGTTTCGTCCGGAGTTAGAGAGAACGTTAATTTAGTTGAGTTACTTGTACCGTTGATCGTTACAGTACCACCTCCTTTTCCTACTGATGCAGTAGGATCTATTTTTACAAACTCAGCTACCGCAGCTTGGTTTATGGTAGCACTTTTCTTAACACCACCGGATTCGGCACCAAATTCTACTTGTTGCGTGCGTTGTACACGACCTTCGTATTTTTCACCTGATACGGTAACCGCCTGATCACCGTCACCTGATCCCGGATTGAAGGTTACAAAACCTATTTTCAATTCTGCCATGACATTTATTTTTAATTGATTAAGATACCGACAAATATATGATTATTTTTTATTATCTTACGTCATTGATTTATTTTTATTAAATACGTGGTGCTATGGTTTTTTATCATATTTTAATCCTATTTATTTCTTTGCTGATTATTTATTATGTATGTTTGTAACATCAATATAAAATATTATAACCATGAAAGTAGATTTTTTTAACAGTAAGGATTTTTTAGGATCTAAAACTAAAGAAAGTAAGATCCGGAAGTTGTCAATCAGCAAAAGTAAGATAATGACTATCTCTGTCGATAATTTGAATTGGATGGGGGTAACGGATGCGGTTGTTATCGGCTTAGAAGAAGGGAAGATATTTGAAGGAGTTGAAAATACGGTCTTTTATCTGGCTGCTTCTGATGTTGAAGACGAGAGATCGTTTAAGGTAAATAACCTTGGTGTAAAATACAAGAGGATTTACTTAAAATACCTGCTCGATTATCTTGGATGGGATATAGGAGAAAATTCTTATGCTGTGTATGATATTATAAAAGAAGACAGTAATCTGTTCCGTCTTCAGCTTAGGGTAATAAAAAAGAGTAGGAGTGAAAAATGATGAACGATATAGATATTAAAAACAAAAGAATATTGCTATTCGATTTTGACGGGACGCTTATAGAAACCGCTTCTGGGAATACGTTCGCTACAGACTTGACAGATATGAGGATTAAGATGGATGTGGTGAATAAGGCTCTTGACCTCATGCAGGAGAACGGTGTTAAGGTATTTGCTATCGTAAGCAATCAAGGAGGAGTAGAAGCTGGGTTTGTTTCTGGAGCTGATATTGAAGCTAAGATAGAATACGTACTGAGGTCCGTACATGATCTGGCGGTAAAGAGAGGCATAAGAGGCGTCCTATATGAAAAAAGGTTGTGTTATTCAAATGACGAACAAAATCCGATGAGGAAGCCTAACACTGGCATGATTGATGATGTCCTTATGGAATGTAAAGACACTGTAATGCACGGTATGAACTTTAGTCAACTTAAGGAATGTTCGTTGATGGTCGGGGACGCCAGTGGCCTACCAGGGCAGTTCTCTGATTCGGATAAGGTATGTGCTGAGAATGCTGGTATTGACTATATGGATGTTACTCGGTTTGTTGGTAAGGATCTTGATTTAAATTTATAATCTCATATTATGAAAGTAAAGAATACAGCAATAGTTTATCATAAATCGGATTTGGATGGCGTTGTATCGGCAGCCATAGCAACCATGTACGAAAACAGTAAAGACAGGGATGTTGTTTATATCCCGTATTCGTATGAAGATGATGTCAAGAAAGTTACCAGCAAAGTGCGTGACTTAGATGTTGTTTACGTTCTTGACGTGTCTTTCGGATCCGATTCTAAAACTATTTTCAAAGAATGGCTTGATGAAGGAAAGAGCCTGATGTGGATAGACCATCATAAAGGAATTATTGAAGATAGTAAGACATGGGGGTTCGTAGTTCCGGGGTTGAGGAGAGTCGGTGTCGGTGCGTGCGCTCTGGCTTCGGACCTGATGATGGGGAAGGTGCCGGCGATCGTCCGGTGTCTGTCAGACTACGATGTGTGGAATAAAGAATCCGGTTTAGGCTGGGATACGGTAGTAGCTATCCAGTATGCCTTGAGATCAAAAATAAGACTCAATGTATTGATTGCATTGTCGTATTTATATGATCACTTTAAAGAAAATATGAAGGACAATGAAATTGATCTTATTTTTTATGATCTCGCTAAAGAAGGACGTGCTATAATTAATTACATGGCTGGTAAAAACGAACAAGAGGTAAGTGTGTATTCGTTCGAAGCTTACGTTGATGAGGTGAAGGTCGTGGCGATGAATACTACAGAATTTAGTTCTAAAGTATTTGATTCTCTTACACGAGACTGGTTAGACGGTAGGAAAATTAAAGCCCTGATGCCATTTTGTATCATGCCAGGTGGTAAAGTCCGGTTCTCTCTTTATGAATGCGTAGAAGACAGCGTAGATTGCTGTGAGGTAAGTAAGAGATTCGGTGGTGGAGGACATGCTGGTGCTGCTGGATTTGTTATAGATGTATCAAGTGACCAGTTTAAGGACTTCCTTGAAAACCATAAACTTACTTCAATTCAATAAATTAATAAGGTCGTGTTTTAAATAGGATTGGTTTCTATCAATCCTATTTTTTTTGTTGTGTGTGAGGTGGGTATGTGATGGGAGAGAGGGTAAAAGATGTTTATGTAACGTGGGAGAGATGTGAGAAAGAGGTTTATGTGATGATGGATGTGAAAAAAAATGTTTATGTAATGGGAGAGAGGGGGTACCTATCACGAACCTCCCGCCCCCCGAAACGCGTTTTCTCCCCCACACCCCCTTCGCTGGAAAACCGAAAACGCGTTTTTACCTCAAACCTGCAAACCCGCTGATTATCAACAGTTTATTTAAATTATTGATAATCAATGTATTATTATAATCTATTGATTATAAGCCACTTAAATAAACATATATCCTACATATTAATGTACGCGTATAATACCGCTCTTGTGTGTTTTATAACTTGCTGATAATCAGATAATAGAATCGAAATTAATAAAAGTTAACAAAAAAAAGATAGCATATATATTTGTGGTATTAATAAATGTCGTATATTTGCGTCGTGATCGAGAGAGATCGCGAGTTAACATAGTGAACCTATATAGTGTACCCGTTGGGTGAACTATATATGTATCTGTAATTGCCCGCGTTGTGGGCAATTAAATTGAATATCATTTGTTTAACAATTAAAATATATTGAGTTATGATTACGAAGAAGAACGTTAACAAGTTGCAAAATGCTGTTATCAAAGAAAATGCTGCAAATTTGGTAGGTGCGGTAAAATTGTACAACTCCCTATTTGCTAATGGAGCTGATCTTAAGGCTATTTGCAAGGCCTTGGAAATACCGGCAGAATACGCTGTAAAGGTTGCAGCTCTGGCAAAGGATAAAAAACGCCTTGTAACAGTGTGTAGCCAAATGTTACCGAAAGTAGATGATACCTTTATTAAATTTACCTTATATTCTAAAATATATAAGGATAATAAGATAAATAAGGAAAAAGGTATTGAAAGTAAAGAGGTTAAAAATATCGCCTACGGAGAAGCGTATAAACCTTTCGGATTTGCTTCCGCTGAGCCTTTAGAGAATGAATTTAGTGCAAAGTGGCTCACTCGCGAAACCGACGAGTATAAAGCTACTTATGTAGCGGTAAAAATTACCTCTTATTCTATTCGCACTGTGGCAAAGTGTGTAAGTGAATACCTGGCACATGAAAGCAATCAGCAGTAACAAGGCACGGAGAGCGCCGTTAAGCTCCCCAAAGGTTTGGCGCGTACCTTAACGCGCCTGTACGCCGTTGTCAGTGGGTGCACGTCCCGCGTATGCTTTAGACTGAAGCTGACAAAACAGAGAGTTATTTTACATATTGGGGATAAATATACCGTTGCCCTTGCCGTTGGCAATTAAAGGGCTGGTATTACTGCATGAATCACCCGAATAGGCGTGATTTATGTTAGGTATGTGATTACAGTTTGGAAAATATGCCGTTGTACGAGGTTTATCTCCAGATCGAAACGTGTCTTACTTGCTTACACGAAAAATAGAACAAGGCTGTAGATTAAATTACAGGGTACAAGCATGTAGCCTACCATGTAGGGACGTGCCGTATCAAAACGCAAGGACACTATGCCGTTATGTGTGGCGAAATAGTGTAGCAGACGGAAAATATAATAACAACATAGTACGAGCCTGTACGCAAGAACTACGTACTAATTACGGGCTGTTGGTTGTAGCATAAAATCTCTATAGGATAGGAATGCGTGTCCGGTTCGATTCCGGAGCAACCTCTAAATTATAAACAATATAATAACATGGAAAGGAAATTTAAATCTTATATGGTAGACGTCCGCGGTCTGTCCAGGAAAGAAGCTAAAGAAAAGCGGAAAATAGCGTATCGTGAATTTATGTTATATCGTGATCTTAAAGAAGCGTATCATGCCGATACGGGAAAGGACAAATGCAAACGCAAAGTCCATACATCACGAACATACGTGAAGGAAAACATAAACAGTATTTAAACAGGAGTAGGGTTGTTCCGAATATCGGAGCAGCCCTATTTTTGTATCCTACTCTTTCTATTTACGGGTAAGATATTCTGAGAGTGAACACGACGACAAACAAGGTAGGAATGCGTATATTGGTTCAAATCGAAACAAAAATAAGGCTGTTTGGATATAATGCCGGTATTTTGTCTATATCATGTCGTTAAAATTGGTCTAAAACGAAACTTTAGGCGGTTTTCTGACCCAAAATAGGACGTCGGATGCCGCCTTTTTCGTCTCTATGGATTGAAAATTAGGCTTATTGTATTTTTCTTAAAAATTAGGTATGCTTGATTATCAATTAGTTAGGTTTTATAATCCCCGTATTTTCGGACATACTTATTGTATTTTTTTTTATTTTATGTGGTGGTTTTTATTAGTAGCTGACTTTTATTTTCTGTCGGTTGGTATTCGTTCTATGTTAGAGTACGGAGCAGATCAGTATAATGTTGTAATGATCTTTTGCTTTTCGTTTTTGGCTTTGATTATAGGTTTGAATATCTATCTGGATAGGAGGAGTAGACGGTAGGGCGTGGGCTGAAGGCTCTCTATTCTCTCTATGGAATGATATTATCTCTAAACACCCCACACTTCATGCCAGAGTATAAGCTTGTAGCGCTCTCCGTATGCCGGTAGCGAGGCGGTAGGGCGTGGGTTCTATGCGGAAAGCCGGAGGATCATCCGGGGTTGGAGAGGGGGAGAGGGAGGGCACTCTCTTCCCACAAAATTAAGACTTACAGCGTTTTAAAACAGCATTTTGTAGTTTCTACCAACAAAATTCAATAGATCAGAGCTTTAAAACAGCATAATGTAGGATTTTCCAACAAAATTAAGACTTACAGCGTTTTTAAAACAGTATTCTGTAGGTAAGAGTTAAGGACTGTATTATGTGAGTATTTTTTTCAATCGGAATGTATAACAATTAAAACATAAACAACATGAACGTATATGACTTTGCGCCTGACTTAGATTTGAGTAAGGAGGGAGAAGGTTCTATTTTCGGGGTGAAAGGAATAGAAGGTAGTGATGGTATAGTATATGCTAAGGTAGTTAGCTGTGCAGAAGTTAAGGATTACAGTTGTGATAGGTGTATTTTTTATGATTGTTATAAGGATAAATGTTTGTTATCACATAGCAATAGTTGTATAGATGGAGACTGGTGTTGTAGGTACGAACAGGCTGCCATAGAGGGGGAGTAGGCGGCGCCTTGGGCTAAGGCCTGCGGTTGTAGGTGGAACGTAGGTCGGAGCAGAGCCAGGACAGTTTATTGTGGAACGTAAAAAGAAAAAAGATGGAAAGGACAATACATTATATTTGGATAAATTGGGTATCTTCTACAGGTTCGGAAAGTAGTAGGCTAATAAGCAACAGGTCTATGCCGGTATCAGATGCCAAAGAGATGATATTAAGAACGAGTGCTAAAGAATTGCTTAAATACAGACCGAGTTGGTTAAAGGACTGTGTTCGTATTAGTGTAAGTGCACAGGATATTACGACCGGAGAGATCCTGTATAGAAGAACTATAAACATAAAGAAGAAGGAGATAGCGATATGAAAAAGGCATTTAAGATATTTTCTATTATGTTTGTCATAGAAATAGTGCTGATAGCTATTTTAGATGCTATGGCGTAAGTGAGAAAAATTTCTTCATTAATTTTCTTATGCTTTAAACAGAGTGCTCCCGTCTGCGAAGATCGGAGCACTTGCTTTATGGGATTCATGGTGCGGTAGGTCGGTTCGATTCCGGCGATCTCACACAACATTAAAAACAAAGGAGGAAAGAAAATGAAAGATGGTATTACATTACATCCAGAACACGGATTGAATCCGTCTATAGAAGTCTGCATGATATGTGGCGAAGAGATGGGGATTGCTTTATTAGGAAATAACATCAAAGGGAAGGCGCCGCATCATATATGCACGGGCGGAGTATGTGACAATTGCAAAAAGATAATAGATGACGGAGGTTGTTTTATTATCGAAGTCGAGGATGGATCAGATCAAAAGAATCCGTATCGTACAGGGAGATATTGCGCGATAAAGAAAGAAGCAGCAAAGAAAATACTTGGACAGGAACATAGTGTTGTGTACATGGAAAAGTCTGCGTACAGTCAAATAATACCACAAAAATAAAGAAAGATATGTTTACAAAAGAAGAGCGATTATTCATTTGGAAAAAGGTATATGAGAATATCGAAAGGTTAGAGGATGGGAATTATATATGCGTCATGTTGAGAAATATAGTATTTAAGTTTTTCAGTACTCCTAAAAAAATAGAATCCTTTTATGGGCTATATTTAGATAAAATGGTGAAAACATATTTCCCGGAATTGGAGGAAAAGAAAAGTATGGCTACAGAACCAGAAGAAGAATGGAGGATATATGGATGGTTTGGCTGTATTAGTCCAGAAACGAAGGAGGTGAGGCTAAATATCATAAAAGACATTATAAAAGAATTAGAATAGTATTTTTGTTAATCTATTTTATTCATCAAATTAAGTTTTGGGTTTTGGCATGTCGGTTCGTGAGAATAGGCATGTCTATTTGTGTATCATAGAGGGATGGCGCGGCGTGCCGGTATGTATGTGCCGGTCCTGGTTCGATTCTGGGCATCTCACAAACAATAAAACATAATTATATGGAAGTAATAACATTCGGTCCGAACATGGATTTGTCTTCTAAAAAAAAACAGGAGATGTATTTAGATTAAAATTGTATGGCATAGAGTATGATGTCAAAGTAGTTGGTGACGACGAAGATCCTCTTATGTTCTGCAAAGATTGTATATTTTTTAACAACTCCGAACGGTGTTCACTCTCAGAATCGCAAGACTGGTGCTTAAAAAAGCAAGTTGTTTACTGTAAAATAAGACATGATGAGGGAATTTAATGCGAAAGACGCCAATTTCTTATGGCGTCAAATTGGTAGGATTGATGGGGTGATAGAAACTCTGAACCGTACCGAAGGAGAGATGCCGGAAATTATAGCCGGAGTGCTAAAAAGAATAAGAGACGATATAGATAAGTTTGTAGATAATAAAACAAAAGATTATGAGAATATATAAAAATGATATTATAAAGGCGTCAGCAATAAGCACCGGCGCCGACAGAGGTGTGTTGCTGTGTTCAATAACAGATTCAGGATTCACGTCTATAGCGGGCGTAATATCGGCTGTTAAAGATAAGTTACCAGGCAAAGATCATAAGAAGATGATTTTTGAAATACGGAATGATGGAAGAAACGAATATGGCAGATATAATAATTGTGGAGGGAAAATATGAAATACAGAGGTTTGTTGCTCCCTATGATATTAGCTGCAATGTGCGGAGATGATGCCTTTGTGCTAAATACTAAAAGGGGAAAAGGAATGCAATCTACATATAGAAGAGAAAAGATTGTCAGAACAGAAAAAGAATTTGATATTAATGGTACTAAAGTAATGGCATACTCAAGAAAGGATGCCATTAAAAGATTAAAACATAAGAAGTAGAAAACGGATTTTTATGTTAATGTTAGTTTTTTCATTTTTATTGAAAGGAGCGCCGGCCTGTGAAGGTATGCGCTCTTTGTATTTGTATAATATATAAAACGATAATAATATGACAGATAATAACATAGATGTGAATATCGTACCTGTAAAGAATGGTGCGAAACGTGTTGTGGTATCATATTACCATTATTCACGCAAGGACAAAAATCACATGAGTTCCCAAACGGATTACGTTTGGGAAACAAAGAATGAAGAAATGTTTAAATACTTTGAGGCCAGGAGGACAAAAGTATTTTATAGTCAGATTCGTGCCATGTGTAGATTCTATGGCAAGAAAAATGTACGTAAATACAAAAAGCTATGATATTAAAAACGACAACCAACGAGTTTTGTTTCATTAACGTAAGTTTCTATGAAACAATAGCAGATCCTCGCTATTTCTTTGAACAAGATTATGAAGAGATGCCGGAATATGAGGAGGAATTAGATTTTGATTTTGATTCTTATTGCAATAAGTTTATTCCTTTTGTACAGGAATGGGCGAATAAGGTGGGCGAACGCCTTTATGAATATGGTGTGAATAACATAAAGGTAATATCGGTCGGACATCCAAAAGATCGCAATTATGGTACTGATTGGATGGATGTAAGGGTAGAGTTTTGTGATGAATGGAGGCAAAAGATGTTATCTAACATTGGTAAGATTGTTAATGATGATAAATGCAAGAAGTATGCGGAGGCTAATTACCGGTCGGTATCAGGATACATCTTTTTAGGACCTGAAGATTTAGAGGAATTTGAAAAGGAAATAATAGAAAGAAAGTCAGATTCGGGATATGATGTAACAATATTGTTAAATATGTATCTAACTTTGGCTTTTGTAAAAGAATTTGGATTTAAAGCCGGAGAAGCATGGAGTGAAATAACAGAATATGCTTACGGATGTTTGTCGTATTCTGATTTTGCAACAACAGAGATGCTTATACCGGAAGGTTCGGAGCATTTATTCAAAGACATTTACACGGCAAAGGCCGACTAATTATATCATCATGTCCTGGATAAATTCGGATGGGCGTGGCGTGATCCGAAATATAAGTCAGAAACAGAATTATGCGCGATGCTAAAGTGGGCAAAAGAAAAAGGCTTGACCATTGAAGAGTTAAGTATTTAATTGTTAAACATAAGGCAGTAGTGGTGCGTGAGTATAGGTGCTGCCGTTAAAATATTTTATAAGATGAAAAAAGAAGAGATTCAAACTATTTTATACACAATCAAAGAAGGAGACAGTATTAAAATCAAAGTACAAGACAAAAGTGAAGAGATAAGACTGCGGGATCATGTAAGAAGAACGCAGAAATACGGATACAGGTTTTGTTTGTCTCATTTGCATGATGGAATTTTCTATCTGGAGAAGTTGGAAGAAGGGGATAAGGATAAATACTATAGAGTAATAAACAGAGGAAATGGAAAGACCGGAGTATAATAAGCTACGCAAAATGGCTAAGACTACCCCAGGTCTGATAGTGGACGAGGTGCAAAACATGATGCGTGTATCGCTATACGATAATGGGGAACTTAAGAAGGTGGTAGTAGTAATGAAATGCGATTCTTTTTTACAGTCAAAAAGTAACATAGAAAAGATAATGTTATTATCATCTTCTAT